CCTCAATTACATTTCATGGCAAAAACTCGCACAAGAAGTTCACTTCCTGAACCATCGTTCTATACTTTAAACGGCATTCCCGTTACGGGTGGAGACGTAGTAAAAAAAGTCATCACTGACTCTAATAAACGTGGCTGTGATTGTGAACACATTACTAACACGTATGCTACAGGTTTTGGAGCACAAACTTCTTCTGGGACTTATGTTCTAGTTAATTATAACTTGAACCAAAATCTTACGCTCTTTTTAGAGCTCGAGCAAGCAGCTTATAATAAAAGCCGTTTGACTTTAAACCGTAAGAAGTTACCATCAACAAACGAGTTTGGTCTCGTTCAGTTCTTTGCAGAACTGGATGATACGATTTCTCTTTTCACTAAGAAATTTTGGAAAGAGTTGTCGTACGGGTCCGTTACCTGGGGTGTTCTTCCCTTTGTCTCAGAAATGAGAAAGATTCTCGAGTTTGCTGCCAAAGCTGGCAAGCTGAACTCCAAAGGGAACAACAGGTATGAAGATCAAAGGATTTCGCGAATCAAGAAAACAGTTGTTATGCCTGACTCGGCTATTGTCGAGATCGAGTATGAACTCAAGCAAAGATATTCTGGTTATATTAATTATCCAGACTCTTCGCAAGCTCAGATTTTCCTCGACCAGTTGGGTTTACACCCCGACATTAACGTCGCTTGGGATCTTCTGCCTCTGTCTTTTATGGTAGACTGGTTTTTACCGGTCGGCGATTATATCGCCTCGCTCCATTCTTCAGGTTGGGTTAGAGAAGTCGAATTTTACGGCTTTCATACTCAAAAAGGAGTCATGAAGTTAAAGATGATAGGTCATCAACCTCCAGTTTTAGCTTCAGGGAATGTTGAACAAGTTTTAACCCGTTTTATTCGCAAGAAGGTCCATCATAGACTAGTGCTAGAAAATAAAGAAACACCTGTACTATCCGATATCACCGATAAATTCGATGATCTAATTGGATTCAGCTCTGTAGAAACGTCTTTAAAGACTATTTTCAACACACTTTATCTGCTTTGGTCTGGACGGCGAAAATGAAGATTTCAAAATCTACCGCAGCATCGAATAATCAGGGTCTAGTTTTATGTCTTTTGGTACTATTACCACGGCTTCTGGCAACTATGTTGAGCGCCTTCCAGGCACTTACGTGAAGGATTCTGTAACTTTTGGTTCTCCCGAAAACGAACTTCGTATTCGGCCCAATAGTAACAAAAAGACTCCTTCTTTAGCTGTCAGTCGCTATAAGCAATCTGATTATGACAATGGCACTACTACAATTCGTGTCAATGCCACAGCTTCCTTACAAATTTCTTTGCCTGCAGAGGGATTTTCCCTTTCAGACATTGATAGTATGGTAGCAGATATCGCAGAGTTTATTAGCTCAGCGAATTTATCAAGAATGCTTCAAGGCGAGAAATAACGCATCTGCCCTTCCTAACGTAAGTTATTCGGGCCGAAGTCATGTCTCACATAATATCCATAGATTATGGTGTGCTTTTTAATGAGTTATGCCATGATTTGCAAATTCCATCTCGAACAGTAGATTACTGTAACCGTCGTTTAAAACACGAAGGTATTAAGTTTCTTACTGTAACCCTTCCAATGCTAGGCAATGGCATTACTCAAGCAGTCGAACTTGGTTCGTTGCTAAAAGTTAAGCATAAGCTTACGCATTTTCGGTGGAAAGGTAGCGCTCTACATCATTTTGATGAGTTAACTTCCGATATCTTTGAAAAAGATGGAAAGCCTAAAGTTGATATTGCCTTCGCCTTATGGCGTATTCGGCAATTCTCATTGTATTTCTACAAATTATCTCTAGACTTCGATGAAAAAGACTTATCTACCGCTGAAACATCGTTTAAATACGTTGATTCGACGGTTGGATCCTTTGATGAAAGTTTCGCAGAGAAAATGCGGAAGAACCTTGAAAGTTCTTACGTTTTTCCTCAAATACATGAGGTTTTCTCTCAGTGTCGTCCGAGATTCGGACCAGGAACTTTTTCGACTTCAAGTAAGGGTTCAAACCCCTACTGGGCCGAAAAGTCCACTGATGCTTGTATCAACGGGTTTGTATCCCGATTTCAAGGTTTTGAGGGATTTTTTAAATCTATCCCTTCATACCGCGGAATTCTCAACAAGCGAGACAGTGATACTTCTGATTACTCGGAAGTATGCTTTGTGCCTAAGGACTCTCGAGGACCACGTGTAATTACACGTGAACCCTTGTTCCAGTTAAAAGGCCAACTTAGTTTCTTCGATTATTTTTCGCGCTATTTTGAACGCGCTACTAATAAGCGAATTAATTTCACCGATCAATTAGTTAATCGTGAACTAGCTCAGGTTGGTTCAATTAAAGGCCAGTTTGCTACTCTCGATTTAAAAGAAGCGAGTGATCGCGTTCCTTATCGATTAGTAAAGCATTTATCTCGATTTATTCCTGTTCTTTCGTATTTTACGAAATTGCGATCCACGAAGGCTAAACTACCTAGTGGAGAATTTGTTAATTTAAACAAACTCGCAGGAATGGGTTCAGGACTTACCTTTATATGGCTCGCCTTAATATGTCACACTGCTATTGCAACCGAAATTTCAACTCGAAGTGGTATACCATTTACACAGGCTTCAAAAGAAGTATATGTCTATGGTGACGATGTTATTGTATCATCGTGTCACGTGGAGTACGCTTTTAATGCGTTAAAGAAAGTTGGTTTAGTAGTCAACAAGGAGAAATCCTTCTTCCGTAAAACTCTAGGAAGTTATAAATGCTTCAGAGAGTCGTGCGGTGGAGACTATTATGGTGGAGTTGAAGTTGGTATTCAGCGTATTAAGTTAACCGGCTGTAATCCTATCGTTTCGCGCTTGGAAAAACGCTTAACATTTGGGTCAAATAAAGCCCAAGTAATTACAGTTCTTAACGCACATGCTGCCGAGATGTCCCTTAATGGGCATCGTTCGGTTGCAAAATATCTGTACAAACAGATTGCTGCATCATGCGGAAGGCTACCAAAAGCCGGACGACCATCTTCGATCATTTCCGAAGTAACGCGAGAATTTATCTCGTATACTCCCTCCGGTACAGGCTTATATAGCGTTGTTAAAGCTACTTGTAGCCGCCCTGAGATTGTGATTAGTCCTGGAATATCGGAATTATGGCATTATAGCCAATCACTTCGGCCCAAGGTTGAGTCGAGTGATATTCACGACAGTATTCGGATTTCGCCACAACAGAATGAGATGACTGTTCCAAGAAGTTATCAGTTAAAAACTGTTAAAGTGAGTGAGTACTCACTTCTCGCAAGAGACTAATTGGGAAATTGCAATGTCGGATTAAATACCCAACAATTG